AGTAAAAAAGTCAGTAGTTTGATACATCAAACTCTGCTTTTGGAATGCGTTCATTCCTCCAGCCGCACCTTTGGTGGCTTTTGCTACATCATCATATGCTTTTGCTTGACTAAGCAAAACATCTTTTAAACCTTTGTCAGCGCCAGACAATCGACCAGTAGAAATTGCACGCTCAGTTAATTCAACTTGAGTAAGTGTTTTCCCATAATCATCAGTTGCTTGTTTAAGCCTAACAACTTCAGCAGCAGCAGCCTCATTATCTCTTTTAAGCGCCATACCAAGGCGGCGATTAATAGCAATGGCTTTATCAATAGATGCTGTAAATTCTGCTGTATCCAGCCCAAGAACTACGCCTAATCGTGCAATATTTGTTGATGCCATTTATTTCTTTCGCTTTGCTGCTTTTGCCGCATATTCTGGAATGATTCTTCCAAGTTCTGATTTTAATATGGTAAGCACATTATCCATATTTGAATCTAATGCTGGTCGTAAAAATGGCTGTGCTGCCATTTTTGATGTGCCAAATTCATTAGCTAATGACACAGCACTTTTCTTGACTGAGACAACCGCAATTGCCGCATCTGTTTCATTTACATAAGCAGATTGTTTATCACGGGAATTGGGGATGCGAGATTCAATTTTGGTCGTATCCCGCATATGGATAGGGCCAGCCGATTTCTCGTTATATGGGGCGGTGGTAGCAACTCTGTCATAAACAGGCTGCATCGCCGTTTTAACTGCCTTGACAAGTGTTTGTCGGGCAGTGGTATCAGCAAGAAACAAAGTCTGGATTTGAAATAACTGATCCTCAAACTCAGAGAAGCCTTCAAGTTTCACGCTTCTATTGTTTGGGATGTATGTCATATTATCCGTTGAAAAATTGTTCTGAACCGGGCTTCATGGACATGAAACTTAATAACTGGCTTCTTACTTGATCTGCTAATTCTTCATCAGTCGGTGGATTAATAATGTAATCATGAACAGATGGGAGAATGTCTTTTATATTGTATGGAGTAGCTGAACTCTTTAATTTTGAATTAAGGTTTCCAGTGGTCAAAGCACTTAATGCCAATAGTACCGCTTTATTTCCAATAAAACCATCATTAATAAGAAGTTCAATACTTCTCATGTCATCAGTATTAATTTCATCAGGACACCCACCATGAGCAAGCACATACGCCCGTGCTTGCTGACGAGTGTCCCTAATTAGTTTTTTCTTGCGTCTTTATAACCGGGCTGGATACATTCTGTAATTTTAGTAATGAGTTCAATTTGAATTGGGAATGGGAATTCATCTTCAATATCGTCATAAGTAATATCACTCATGTCGCCTTGCTCTGGAACAAGCAAGCGAATATATTCGACAATGCGTTGCTCAACAGTGATTGCTGACTTGACCAATTCCTTGGATGAACGACCATCAATAACAATATCGTCATCAGTAATGACAACACCATCAAGCAATTTTTCAGTGCGAAATGGAGCAGTCATTTTTACAAATCGAGCATTTAATTGCTCATCTGAAATGGCGGCAATTCGCGCATTGATGTCGTCAATTTCTCGACTTAATGGAATACGAACTTTAAAAGTATGCCCACCAAGCTCAAAAGATTTGGTGCGAATTGATTGAGATGCTTGTTGATATTTCTCACCAAAAGCAGATGCAAATTTTGTCATGTTATTTATCTTTCCTGATAATCTTGTAATAAATCTCATTGTTGATTTGGACTACATAATCAACAACCTCTGAGGGAGTCATTTTATCTGCATGACGGGCAGCAATCTCATGTGCAAGCCTGATACCCGTCATTTTTTGTTCAGAAAACCCAAACCAGTCTTTTTTAAAACCAGATTGAGTTGTCAGGAAACTCAACAGATCATTATTGTTTTGTATTGTTGTATTCATTATTTAAGTGATTTAATTTTTGCTGGTGGTACAAATGGATTGTATTTAGCAAGTATTCGCAAAGCAACACCTTCTGCTGAATCTTCTTCAGTAGTCAATATTGCTTGTGCGATTTCAGCAGGATCAACAACCAAAGACCTAGCAATTAAATCTAAATCTTTGTATGTTGTAGTTAGCTCTTCAAGAGCCAATTCAAGCGTACTCATTATGTATTCGACCAACCGTACTGATTGCCACGAGGGTGAATAGAGAATGTGCATTTTGCTTCAGCACCGGGTTGGGCATCAATCTGGAATTGACTAACCCGACCATTGAAAGCATAAGCAATTGTGCTTACTCCATCAACCGCTGCAATTGCAAAAGTGCGATCAATCACACCGCTTTGCGAGTCACCACGAATCAACAAAAGAGCAGCATCAGAAGGATTCCATGCGGCTGTAATTGTCAAACTTGTTGGTGCAGATTGCGTAGGGATTTTGTCAGACTGACGCGATCCAGCAACTGCAAAAGATGCGCTTGCATCATCTTGCCCAAATGCTGGAACAGCTTCAACGGAAAGCTGAGTTCCTGCTGCGCCAGTACCATTTGCGGCAGTGCCGACAATAGTAGCAACTTGCGCTGTCCAAACAGACAAATTGGCTGTACTTAACGCTACAGGAGTTGCCCCCGTTTGCATCCACAGTGAGGCACTAAAGCCCGGTAGAATTTTTGCTGGTGCTGCCATTATTGATTCTCCTGATTAAGCGTTATTCGACCAACCGTACATATTTCCACGGGGATGGATTGAAAATGTACATTTGGCTTCAGCACCGGGTTGTGCATCGATCTGGAATTGGCTTACGCGACCATTAAAGGCGTAATAAATGATATTTGCGCCTTCAGTAGCAGCAATCACATAAGTGCGATCAATCACGCCGCTTTGTGAGTCGCCACGCACCAACAGCAAATTGGCATCAGATGGATTCCATGCGGCAGTAATCGTCAGGCTGGTAGGCGCAGACTGAGTTGGGATTTTGTCAGATTGACGTGATCCAGCAACTGTGAATGAGGCACTAGCATCATCTTGACCAAAGGCTGGGACAGCTTCAACAGGAACCAAATTGCCAGAAACAGCAATTGCAGCCACACTTGCCAATGTCGATAATTGGGAAAGAGTAAGCGCAGTTGGCGCAGCCAATGGTTGTTGATAAAGAGCAGCACTGAAGCCGGGTAAAATTTTATTAGGCAGAGCCATTATGAATCCTTAAAAAAGTTGATGAATCTTATATTATTTAAGTTGGCACATCCAGACGACAATCTAGAAAAATCTGAGCCAATTTTTGTTCATTGTCGTAACTGTTATAAAGCCATGTTACATCTGCCTTTGAAATATCAATGCCATATGTAGCACCACCAAATAATCCACTATATCCATGCAGTGATTGTAATATCTGATTGGAAATAGTAAAGCCATCTTCAATTACTTGCGTAAAGATGCTTATTTGAAATATTGGCGTATCAATTCCTTTTACGGATTGAACTGGCCCCGTATAGACTGGCTGATGCACATTACGCAGCATCCAAGTAATAAACTTTGGCTGTGTTGCAAAGTTTCTGTTGAATGCTGAATAAACAGGCACAGGCGTAACAATTGCAGACAAATGTGCCTGAATTGCTTTCGCATATGCTACCGGGTTCATTTGTGAGGTCATACAGCAGTCTCAGGATCAGAGCGATAGCACAAAAATAGAACAGACATACGATCATCTGCTTCGCGCACATTATCAATACGCCATGAGTTTCCACGCCATGTAATCGAATATATATCTTGACGATCAATAATCTTTTTCATATTAGGCGTGTAATTCAAAGTGAAATGAATTAAATCCTGATATAGACGATACTTTTCTAAAATGTTCAAGCTATTTGCAACTGAACTTACACGCGCACGGGTATCAAACCATTTAGTTTGTGTCGTTGATTGCTCACCAAACGCACTCAAACCAAATGTAAGATTATTAACCGTAATATTTTCAAACCGTGCAATTGCCATTTACATTACCAAGGGTTTGTAAGATCGGAGTAAGGTAGACACACCAAATGGAATATCACTCAATCTTTTTTCAACCGTATTGCTACGATTATTGTAAAGATGAGTGAGCAAAAGCAATCCAGCCTGTTTGATAACTGGATAGCTTGCCAATGGATTGGCTGTGGTTGAGTAATCAATAAAGATCGGCGCAGTCATGCTGGAATTAATGCCTGTTGGCAAAGTCGAAACAATGACTTTATTTCCTGATGGATCATAATAATATTGATCAACATCCACAGTCACCAATACAGGCGGTGTGGCATCAGTCCAATATTTAACCGAGATGATCGAGACGCCAGACAAAACAGGATTTATATTTTGGCTGACTTCTGGCAAATCAAAACTGATCGGGTTGGCGGCAATGCTTTCCATGCCATACCAAACACGATAAGTAATTGGGAAAATCGACATTCCCAAATAATCTTCAATGGCCTGACGTGTTGCCAATTCCAAACCCGATAAATATGCATCCTGACTTTCATCGTCAAACATATTCAACTGATTTGTAATCTCTGCCAGCGTCAGCCAAGCAGTAGTATTGTCCCGCAAGACCTGCTCAACTTTTGTATAGTTGAACGGGTTGCGAGTCGCTGCCCCGTAGGGCAAACCATATTGATTGGTATCAACAGCCATAATTAAATTCCAACCAGCACCACACCAGCAAATGGATCACGCACCGTGCTGACAAGACGTTTTTCTGCGTACAGAGTAATAAATCCGGGTGCAGTTTGCTCCATCGCCTGAATGGTCATTTCTTCTACATCGGCAATAGTCAAGAAACGAGGCCAGTTTGCCAACACCATTGATCGTGAGCCAACACCGGGAACGTCAAGATAAGCATTAGGAATGACGGGGAATCCCATCATCGAAACCAATTGACCGCCTTCAGCGCCGCCAGTTTCTTGAAACAATGGCAGGCCAGCCGTATTTTTTAATTTACGAATTGTAGAAATCAGGGATGGGTGAATATGCCAAGCCGTACCGGGCAAAGACCAATATTGTCCCGGCAAGGAGTTGACCATATCAACAACCATATTGAAATCTGGCACGGTGGCACTATGACTAATGGCGGCTAAAGTATGCAAACCATTAGTGATTGCTGTGCCACTTGTGCCATAGGCCGCTGTTGTGCTGATTGGATAACTTGAAATGCCGCGCAAACCATCAGTTCCACCTGTAGTGGTAGTCGTGGTTCCTGATTGGTCATTATTGCGTGCCATTGAAGCGGCTTCGATAGCCGAAAACTCTAGCATCAAATCTTCAACAATGGTTTCATTCAGATAATTAATGTCTGACATTGCAGCCGAGCGAATCGGCAATTGAGCAGTAATTACGCGAGTCGGCAATTGCCAAATGCTAGTATCTGTGCCGGGCGTTCCTGTGTTGGGGGTAAACGAATAACCCCAAGGATTGGCTTGTGTTGCGGCGTTGCCAGTCTTTGCAACAAATTGTGCGCTTGAGCCAGATTCTTTTACGACTCGTGCAGCTTGACGAAATGGGTTTGCATATCGCAACTCTGCAAATGCGTCATCAAAATATGTCTTACCGCCCTGACCATCGCCGCCACCTGTCAGCGCCGATGCTTCACGCAAATCAATTGTGATTTTTTCTCCGGTTTCCAGAGTTTGTTTGATGCCGCTGAGTAGTTTTTCGGTAATGGTCTTCATTTATTTTCCAAGTAAGTTGGCATAAATGGGAGGGCCGTAGCCCCCCCATCAAAGCTGCTTAGTTTGCAGCAGTAGCAGTCGAGCGATAGCGGATCAGCGCATTAGGATCGCGCACCGATGTAGCCAAACGCTTTTCACCAAAGAAGGTGATGTAACCGGGCAAAGTCTGGTCATAACGGCGCATAACCATGTTCAAACGGTCAATGATAGTGTGACCACGCGACCAGTCACCGAAGTACATTGGGTACTTGCT